TCAAATAGTGCTTATAATGGAAATGCTGGTGGTGTTACAATAGCAGGTGGTTTTAACAATACAACATGTTCAAACTATTATGGATTTAATACCATAGGTGGTGGTTGTAATAATATAGCATCATGTGATTTTTCAACAGTAGGTGGTGGTCAAAGTAATACTGCATCAAGTTATTGGGCAACAGTTGGTGGTGGTCAATGTAATTCAGCATATAGTGATGGGTCAACGGTAAGTGGTGGTCAAAATAATACAGCATCAGATACTTATTCAACAGTAGGTGGTGGTGGTGGTAATACAGCATCAGGTCAAGCTTCAACGGTAAGTGGTGGTATATGTAATACTACACTAGGTGATTATTCAACAGTAGGTGGTGGTAGTAATAATATCATATCATCAGGTTCAACAGCTTCTGGTATATTAGGTGGGGTATCTAACTCAATAACAGGCAACACATGTACATTCATAGTTGGTTCTTGTATCACTGCAATAGCATCTTGCACCACACACGTAAACTGTTTAGCCATTATGAATATACCTACATCTTCTGCTGGTTTATGTGCTGGTATGGTTTATAGTTCTAGTGGGATACTTATGATTGTATAACACTATTTATAATAAAATAATAATAATAATAATAATTTAAATTAAAAAAAAAGAAAAAATGGAATCAAACTTTAAAATTGCGAACATGAAAAGAACACCAGTAGACGGTGTAGTTATTGACGTAACTTTCATAATCAACTTCTCATTGGAGAGTATTACCGATAGACATGTCGGTTCAATTAAATTGGTAGGTGACCCTTCATCACCTGATTTCGTAGCCTTTAATGAATTGACCGAGGAATTGGTTATCGAATGGGTTAAGGATGAATTAGGCGCGGATAAGTTAACCGAACTTTTTATAACTATGGAAAATAGGTTACAAGCGAAATTGGATAAAAAAAATAATCCAGAATTCATCGCTGGAACTCCATGGGGTGGCATTTCAAATGGTTTATTAGGTTCATTAAACCCATAATATGAATGGACTTCTTTATAAATAAAAACTCCACATTACCCGTAATGTATTTAGAACTCATACCTGATGGTAGGTATGATTATTCTTGCTTTTACGATAAGTTGCAGAATGCTGACATATATTTCATGATGTCAGATATCGATAACGGCGTTAAAAAAGTCGGTAAGAAATTGACCGATGCGGTAAAAAAAGAAGGTTGTAATGGTGCTGAGGGTTGTTTAGGCGAGGAGTATTATCTTTCATATAATTTCACTGAACGAGATACCAATAAAGGAGGGGTGTTTATCGGTCAATTCATAATTAACTTCTTAGATGGGTCAGGTGAATTGATTGTACCAATACGAGAAGAATTGAGAATTAACATATTGGAAGGGTCGGTGAAAAAATAATTCGACCTTTCCATTTTTTTACATATCTTTGCTTGATATTATAAGCGAGGTTTAACATTTTTAACGAAACATTTTTTTAACATGGAAATTAATTCAGAAGTAATCTCCCAGTTTATGACTGGTAGAGATGAACAGAAGTACATAGTGGCGATAGAAGCCGCTTACAACGAAAACATCGCATACGTGGTGGTCAATCACCCAGAGAAAGGTAAATACATAGAGAGATTCAAATATAAACCGTTCCTTTGGATGAAGGAAGAGGTTGGACATATGCTCTTTGATGGTAACAAGACCAAGCTCAGAGCAGCCATGCAAAAGTATGGTATCACAATAAAGAAACTTAGGACATCAAACGCTGATGGTATAACACCTTCGCGTATGGACAAAGGTTTTAAATTCCTAGTAACATGTTCAGAGTCTCATAGTAAATTGAATTGGTTCTTTAAAGAAGCTGGATTCAACCCAAGAGAGGGTAATAATTCTAAACTCATATTCAAATTTGCACCTGATGAACAATTCATGATTCAGACAGGTAAAAGGTTATTTAAGGGTTTTGAGGACTATGATGAACTACACAGATTACAATTTGACCTTGAGACACAAGGACTTGACCCTATGGGTGACCCTATATTTCAAATAGGAATACGCGATAATAGAGGTTACGAAAGAATCATAGAGGTTGTTGGTAACACACCACAAGAGTTAAGAGATGCTGAAAGGATTGCAATCGTAGAATTTTTCAAAGTTATTGATGACATACAACCTGATATCATAGCAGGTTATAATTCAGCAAACTTCGATTGGCCATTCCTATATAAAAGGTCAGATAGACTTAGTGTTGATATCACTAAATTCGTAAAAGGTCTAGATGATGAAACACCTATAAAAGATTCTGATTGGAATCTCAAGATGGGCCAAGAAACTGAGAGATACAGTCAGACATTACTGTGGGGATATAACGTTTTAGATATATCTCATTCAGTAAGGAGAGCGCAAGCAATCAATTCAAGTATCAAGAGTTGGTCTCTAAAATACATCACCAAATTCTCAAAGGCACAAAAACCTAATCGCGTATATGTCGATGGTGATAAAATATACAGCACATGGAAAGATACCGATAATGTATATTATTTCAATGAAGATAATGGTAACTGGTTCAAGTACATACAAGGTAATTTAGACCATGAAGAAATCATATCAAGTGGTGATTATGATGAGGTCAAAGGTGAATATATAGTAGAAAGATACCTTTTGGATGACCTTTGGGAAACAGAAAAAATAGATAATATCTATAATCAAGCGCCGTTTTTGCTCGCTAAATCTATACCAACTTCTTATATGAGGAGTTCAACTATGGGTACCGCAGGTCAATGGAGTCTTATGTTAGCCGCTTGGTCTTATGAACACGGTCTGGCTATACCTGACTATGAAAATAAAAGAGAATTCACTGGTGGTCTATCAAGACTACTTGAAACTGGGTTTGCTGAGGAGGTTGGTAAATTGGATTATGCCGCACTATATCCTAAAACGACACTAACCTATGGTATATTCCCAGATACTGATATCAGTGGGGTGTTCAAAGGACTTCTCACCTATATTGTTGATAATAGAGATAAATATAAATTCTTAGTTGAAGATTATAAGGAAAAAGTAGCTGAACTGAGTGAACTTGAGTCTACGGATGAGAATAAGTTACTTATCGAAAAGTATTCTAAGACGGCCTCTGACTATGACAAGAAGCAATTACCACTTAAGATTCTAGCTAACTCATTCTATGGGGCTTATGGCGCTCCATATATATTCCCATGGGGTGACACAATGTGCGCTGAGAAAATCACATGTATGTCAAGACAACACCTTAGACTAATGGTGAGAATCTTTACTGAGAAATGGGGTTTTAATGCATTAGTACTAGACACCGATGGAGTAAATTTCTCAATACCAAATAATGTGAATGATTTCAAATACACCGCATTGGGTGATCATTGGAAGACCGCTAAGTATAAAGGTGTCGATTTATCTGGGTTAAACGCGTGTCTTGCATATTTCAACGAGAATTATATGGAAGGTTGGATGGGTCTTGACGTTGACGATGTATGTAAAGCCACTATCAATTTTAAACGTAAGAACTACGCCAACTTGATAGGTACCAAAGTTAAATTGGTAGGTAACTCAGTTAAGTCAAAAGCTATGCCGACTTATATCGAAGATTTCTTAGATAAAGGTATCAAACTACTTCTGGATGGTAAGGGTTATGAATTCATAAACTATTATTATGAATACATCGAGGATGTCTATAACTATAGAATACCCTTGATTAAAATAGCTTCTAAGGCTAGGGTTAAACAGACTATAGAAGCCTACTACGCTGACAGTAAGACCAAGACCAAATCGGGTTCCTTAAAGGCACGAAAAGCGCACATGGAACTGATTATACACCACGACATGCAACCAAAATTGGGTGACGTGATTTATTATGTCAACACCGCAGAAACTAAGTCTAAAGGTGATGTTCAAATGGTTACGGATAGAACAACGAAAACTCGTAAGGTGATATTGAATTGTAAAATCATACCACAGGAAGATATTGAGAACAATCCTAATGTCGTATCTGATGAGTATAACGTGCATAAATATATCGATGCATTCAACACCCGTATATCACCATTATTGGTTGTCTTCTCTAGAGAAATAAGAGATAAGATATTAGTCGATATGGTTAAGGATAAAAAAACAAAACTATACCAACTAAGCGATAAACATTATTTTACCGAATCAGAGTGTAAATTAGTTTCAGGTCAACCTCTAAATGAAAAAGACCAAGACACATATGAGGAACTTATGACTATGGAGAATAAGGAAATCCGATTTTGGATGGCAGCTAACGAGATTCCTAACCGAATGACAAATGATGAGTGGAGCGAAGTCAAAGGTGGTTATTTCGCTAACAAAGCAAAAGGTATCAAAAAGGATTTAGATAGGCTTATGGAGGTATGTCTAAGATTGGAATCAGCTCAATTGAATGCCATAATCAACACAGGTAAATTACCAACAGATGTATCAGATATAGTTAAATTATCAACTGATGGTCATCTGATGTCTAAGGAATGGGATGAACCGATAAGTGACATGTCCATATTATTCCAATATATGGATATGGCTAAATTCAGAAATAAATTCTACATCGAATTTAAAATTTCTGGCACTAAGAAATACGATAAGTGGGTGAAATTCATAGAGATAGCCAAAATACCCGATACCTTTACCTTAGATAACTACGAAAAGTTATTAGTAGATTTGTCTGACTACTCTTTGAAAGAGCTTATGAAAGTCGATAACGGTATACTGTCAACAATAATGAGTCGATATACTAATAATAGTCAACCACCAACGCTCTCAGGTGATGTTATGACTGATGTAATGGTCTTTATGTCTGAGGTAGAAGCTCTTTAATAAACCCAGAACCCTAATGGGTTGTATTTAAGAGCTTTATTAAGATTTTCGGCTTCATTTGCTGCACGTTCTAGCTGGCTTGTACTGGATAACCTAGTTAACCTTTCATCAAGTCTTTCTAAGATGGCTTTACGCTCCTCATTACCTTCACTAAGTAGTGATTCGTAATCCATTGTAGCTTGAGCTTCAGGTGGGCCAATCAACCCACCGAATTTACCTCTAGTCCTACCTAATGCTCGTTTGGATTCGGCAAAGAATAGTTGTCGAATCAACGTCTTTGTAGGGGCATTAAATTTCGAATAATCCAATTTGGCCAAAGGTACATCGTTCGGCATTATTATCACATCAGGGTTCTCCAATCTACACTCTTCCAAAGTATCTGGGGTGGTTTCGTAGTAATGATACCATACTTGACAACCCCTCATATTAATGCTACCACCAGCACCGCCAATTCCTCCACCGAAAGATAATTTTGAACCTGGTGTTGACATCAAATGCAATAGTCTAGTTCCATTTGGTCCAGCCGTAACTTTGTACGTTAATTCACTCCTTAATATTCTATTTTTAAGATTGAAATCTGATGCTGTTAAAAGTATATCATAGGCTGGGGCGATATAGTACCCACCACGCCCACCTGAATTGGAACCGCCAGCAGTGCCCCCAAGTTGAGCAACGCCACCCCCGAAACCGTAGTCAATACCCGCATAGTTGGCGAGTAGCGCCATATCTGTTGTAGGTGGTGTTATCCACAATACTTCGTTAATTTCTCTATTGGCAGGTATCTGATATACTTGTCTACCAGACTCTAAGGTAATATAGTCTTTTTTAAGTTCCCATGGACCTCTGGACTGTAATCCGACCTGTTTTGAAAATGCGTATGTGTATTGTGTAACAAAATCCTGTGACCTAACTGATAATGCGAAGGCCATATCGATAGTATCCACATTTGCACCTAATAACGATTGCCATTGGTGTTCAATCAACCATTCAGAGATATACATGCTGTAATCCTCAATAGAAATTTCTAATAGAGTACACAAAGTTTCATGCTGAAGCTCTACATCTCGAAGTGGAGCACCCATAATATGACGAAACTGCTGAAATAGCTTTTCTTTTTCTTCTAAACTGGCTGGCATATCTATATGTTTAATAGTAAATATGCGATAACTATTAAATTACTTTTCGTTAATCAATCTTTTAATCGTTTCAAAACCCTCTTCAATAGTAAAAAAAGACCTTTCTGGCACCAGTATCTTTTTACCTACTATAACAATAGGTACACTATCAGCATTACTTATTTCCATCAACTTGTTAAACTCTAATTTATTACTAGGTTCATTTATGTCGATTTCCTTATAGGTTATACCTTCATTTATCATAAGTTCTTTTAGTTCCGAACAATAATGACACCCTTTCATTGTGTAAATTCTAACTGCGTTACTCATCTGTGTGTTCAATAAAATCTGTTATTATATCTTGTTCTTGATTTTTAACCCCCAATATTCTATCAATAACACTTTTCTTGTATTTTAACGTGTACCACATTCTAGTGGTAATCGTATCTTGAAATAACTGATAGTATACTGTCACGTTGTTTTTCTGACCGATGCGGTAAGCACGATCTTCTGCTTGTTCGTTATTTCCAGTAACCCAATCGAATGAGTTAAAAATAACGGTATCGGCAGCAGTTAGTGTTATCCCAACTCCAGCTGATATTATATTACCGATAAATATCTTTATATCATTATTACTCTGGAAAACGTCAACTGATTTCTGTTTATCTTTGTTACTCATAGAACCGTGATGTGTAACACACCTTCTCCCAAAATGCTCTTGTAAAGTTAATAATTCTTCAGAAAAAGACGTGAATATTATCACTTTTCCACCATTTTCAATGATATCTTCTGCCATTTCAATGGTATACTGAATAGCTTTTAATGCAATAGACTGTCTTAATAGGATTAATTCTACCAAATCTCTATCGGGTGTACCTCTTTTCTTTTCTTCAGCTCGTTTAATGAGATACTCTTCCCATAGACCTTCATACTCAATATATTCACTAGGTGATAATTCGTGGTGTGTTGGCACAATTATCTTATCAGGCATATCAATCACTTCATGCTTCATGCGACGCATAAATATGTTCTTAATACGTACTGATAATTCATCCAAATTAGAGCTACCATCAACCAACCATATTGTTTTAGTTTGACCAGATTTAAGTTTACGTGTTATTTTTTTACCATCACAATAACGTTTAACATAAAACTGCCAATTTTCAGCCAAAGGATGGTCTATTATCTTCAATAGGTTATACAAATCTTTGGGTCGATTGGCGACAGGCGTACCTGTTAATAACCAAACGTATTCCATTTTAAGCTTCTTAACCAAATCAGCAACAATCATACCTCTTATCGAATCATGGTTCTTAAGATAATGGGCTTCATCCACAATCATCAAATCAAATTGACTATCCACTATATCAGTTAGCACTACATCTGGTGTAACACCTTTTTTAACTACGGTATGGAAGTTCTTTAGAATATCAAAGTTTATTATTGTAAATTTGGCTGGATTCCATTTTCGACCTGATATCACAGATGTATCATACTGTTGTAGCATATGTATCTCACGCTCCCAATTTATTTTAGTGGAAGATGGACATACGATAAGTATTTTTTTTACTCCACTCTCAAGAGCAGCTATAATTGACGTGACAGTTTTTCCCAAACCCATATCATCTGCCAATATACATTTTTTCCTACCCAATAAAAACTTAACACCTTCTTTTTGATGTTCATATGGTACTCGACCTAAAATATCTAAATCAATGTATTTTTCGAAATCGACATGTACATCAATCGGTTCAAAATACGGGTCATCCAACACTTGCGTCTTAGGTAACCAATACAATTCATATGAAACTTGTTTTTGTGTTAACTTTCCATATACATGAAACGCTTTTTCATTTTCTGCCAATATGAAACCGATATATACCCTTTCAGGTGTGAATTTAAGGTTGTATTTAGTTTGAAATTCAGTACCTAAATACGAACTTATTCCAATAACTCTATCAACTTTAAATGGTTCCTTATCATAGTTCTCCAATATATAGGATTCTTGATTGGGTGTTAGCGTCAATTTACCCTTATCAACGAATTTAGCTTTTAGTTCTGATAAATACGGATTCTTCCCAGAATACAAACTGAGTTTATCTATAGCGCCAACACCTTTAAGGTCAGATAAGTTAATAGCCATATATTAAATATATGCTAATAATAATAAATTGTCAATAGAAACATAATAGACCTTGCGATATTTACTATAAAAAGCACTATTATGAGTAGACCTAATATCGTACCCATTACTAGAACCAGCAAATTCTTTTCTGGTAGAGATTTCGACCTAGAAATAAAAATGTCACGGGAATTTATTGAAGGTGATGGTCATTTTAAAGTGGTTCTTTATCGTGTGGATAGAGATTTGACGCCAAGTGACATATACAATGAGGCCAGAAAAGGTGAGGTTGTATATAAAACACCTGTGGAACTTTCGGTGATGCCACTTATAGCAGAACCAGAGAATAAGACATTTAACGGAAACGGTAGCTTAAGAGACCTTCAGGATGGTACACTCACATTCAGCGTTTACAACGATCACCTTAAAGAGCTGGATGTCGAGATATCTTATGGTGATTACATCGGTTATCCTGTAACTGAGACAGATGTCAGGTTTTTTAGCGTTGTTAACGATGGAATAAAGAATTACGACAATAAACACACTATTTACGGTTATAAGGGTGCATATAGAACCATACTATGTGCGCCTGTGGATTACAACGAATTTGACTCCCAATAATAAATGGCTCTGCCCAAAGGTTTTCGTAACGATATTAAGCTGGTCAACCCAAAAGTTGGTCTTGAACGCAGACAAGAGATGGTCGATTTCTTGTCAGAAAAAAATACGTTCTTACCTAAAGGAGTACATTATAAAGATATCGATGCCACTTTTATAGATTTTATAAAAGGTGACCTTAAAATTGTGGTTGATGGCGAGGAAGTTCCAGTTATTTTTTTAACAATACAAAGATACTCTGAATTCACAAAGACTTGGAAATTCACGGATGAATATAAGAACATTAAACTACCTTTTATAACGATAGTCAGAAAACCTGATGTACAAGTAGGTACGAATTATGCTGGATTGTATAATATACCAGGCAAACCTCTATACACCTACTACAAAGTACCCACAAACGATGGGGCTAGAACTGGTATTGACCTATATAAAGTTCCACAACCCACATCAGTAGATATCACTTATGAAGTTAGATTATTTACCAATAAAATGTCCGACCTGAATCTTTACAATGAGAAGATTCAAATCGCTTTCAACGCCAGACAATATTACATATGGCCAAACGGCCACCCTATGCCTGTGACTTTGGAGAGCGTGGGTGATGAATCTAATATCGATGATTTTGAAAATCGTAGATTCTACGTTCAACCATTTGAGATGTTATTGGCTGGTTATATTTTGGATGAAAATGACTTTGAGGTTACACCAAGTATAAATCGTGCAATGGTGATGTCAGAAATAAGCACTGACCCAGCTAGGGCCAGAACCGCCGAGAAAAATGTCAATACTAGAGGTCCTATTGTCGCGGTTCAAGGTAATGTAAGGGTGGTGAATACCATAGGTAATTTTATTTCTACCGTACCTTGTAATGAACAATATGTTGTACAGAATTCAACTATTTCAAATTCTGGTAATACATATTCGGTATCGCTACCAGCTACAGTTAATTTATCATTACCTAATATCAGTATCAATTCAACTAATTCAGGGTTTACAGAAACGATTCCATCTGTTCAAAATTATACTATACAAGATAATGTGTGGGTTAACTCAAATGGTGTAACAGGTTCAAGTGAATATGGTGAAACGATTATTTGCACACCTGTTAGTCCTGTTAATTTATTGATTAACGGTGTACAATCTGAAGTATTAAGTGCTGGAACGAACTTTAACCTTATAGCTTTATTAAATGGGATATCTGGTGGTACTTATATTGCTTCAGCTGATACATTATCATTCACTACTGACCCATTTGCAGTTCGTTCAGATTATATTGAAGCAACTGAAACGCAGTATATTGGTTTTGGTTTTCCGACTACAATTGATACTGATATAATAACAATCAAAAGAAATATAAGAAATCCAAGTACAGGAGTAATTACAACCGCATATGCTACAGATACTTGGAATAATCATTTAACAGCAACTTACACTTAAAAATAAATAAATCAAAAATGGAAACAAAATTCACATTTATAATTAATCAAGTCAACGGCTCTTATGTCATTATTGCTAAAGCCTATAATGATGAAGGTGATATCTCAAATCTAACAGACCAAGCTAATACTATTGAAGAAATATTTGCTATTCAAGCAAGTTTCTACAACACTAATAAAACTGAGAAATAATGGCTACGATAACAAGTGCGGCAAGTGGTAATTGGTCGAACACAGCAACGTGGGTTGGTGGGGTTGTACCTACATCTATTGACACGGTAATTATTACATCTAGCCACATTATACAAGCAGATGTTAATATTACTGTGGTTAGTATAAACTCGACAAGTACTGGTTATTTAGAAGTAACGACAAATCGAACTATTACAGCGTTATTACTGTCAGATAGCGGTAATTCAACTGCCGAGTGCATAAGAATAACGAGTACTGGACTTGTCGTTAATATCATTGGTAATATTCAAGGATCTTTGACGAATAGTGGGAATCGGTCTTCCGTTTTACGGATAAATGGAAATAACAATAGTGTCAACATTACAGGTAATTTAACTACGGGAATTTCGCTTTACCAAGGTGATTGTATTTTAGGTACAGGTACTGGCAATATCGTTAACATCACAGGAAATTTAACAGCTTCGGGAACTGGTGGTGATGTATGTTATCCACTAAATATGACGGGCATCAATAACGTTTTCAATGTGATTGGTACGGTAACATCTACTACTGCACGTTGTGTAATTTTAAGTACTGGTTCACAATTATTCTTTCAAGGTACAGTTACAGGTTCAGCTACTGTTGCAGCATTTACAGGCACAGGTACAGTGATATTGAAAACTTCTGCCATTGTTAATATGGGTTCTGGAAGATTTCCTATTACTGCAACATTTGTTAGAATTAATGCGGTTGGTGATAGTATTAGAATTAATTTTTCTCAACTAGACAATACACAAGTACCTATGTTCACTTCTAGTTTAATTACGGGATTTCCAGTTCAATCTGATGTGGCTGATGGTACTGTTTATGGTGCTGCATCGGAGCTTGAGGGTACACTATTGCCTTGGGATGCTGCCTTTGCGCAAACATTAGCCACAGCTCAAAGTAATTTGCAAATACCTGCTATTTTAGCTGCAATAACACCATAATAAATAATAACCAACTATGAACCCATATATGTAATAGTATTGGTTCAGTAACCGAAATAGTTACCCCCACAAATCTTGTGACCAATAGGCTTGTGAATATATTAACAGTTCAAACTACTGGCGCTCAGTTGACCGCATTAACAATTTCTTAAGTTTTTTATTATTTCAAGGTTCATTATAACAATTTCGCATATTTATATAAAAAGCTAATAATATTAAAATAAAAAACGATATCTAAATGCCAGCAAACAGTGTATTTGTAAGCCCAGGGGTGTTTACCTCAGAAACCGACTTATCTTTCGTTACTCGACAGATTGGTGTGACCACATTAGGTTTAGTAGGTGAAACCGTTAAAGGTCCCGCTTTCCAACCCGTGTTCGTAACAAACTATGACGAGTTTACAGCGTTCTTTGGTGGTCAGAACCCAACTAAATTTAAAGCTACAGGTTATCCTCAATACGAATTACCGTATGTAGCCAAATCATACCTTACCCAATCAAACCAATTGTTTGTCACTAGGGTATTGGGATTTTCAGGTTATGACGCAGGTCCAGCTTGGGGTATCACTTTGGATGCCGCATTGGACCCATCAACCGTTACAACCGCATCCACAACAAGCTATTCTGGTTTCAGTGGTAACTCGCTTATCACATTCCAAGTAAGTTCAGGTGGTACACTCACTTATCAAAGTGCCGACTCTACCGTTCAAGCATTGATTAGCGAGAATCTTCTTACTTCTCAATTATCATTCTTAGCTTCAGCTAGTGTGGGTGACCCTACAAATATTCCAGCTACTTACTTATCTACTCAAACTAATAACGTATTCTCTGGAGCATCATTTAATCTAGTTGTAACTGATATAGTTCCATCTGGTGCGACAGCTTATACTGGTTACACTTCTGGTGTTACCATTACTTTGACTGGTACAGGTTATACAGGTATTGAAGATAAAATCGTAGCATTACTACGTTCACGTGGTGAATACTTCGGAACTCAACAAATCACATTTGAGGTAACTGGTAGTTCTACCTCTAACGCAACATTCGTTGAGTTTGCGTCAACCCCAACTAGCGCGAGTAGCGACCCATACGGTGATTTCGCGTTATCTGGTAATGCATTTACTCTAGGCAACTTTGATTATAATTGTTCATTTGACCCATCTAAACAAAACTATATCACAAGGGTATTGGGTAGATCGGAAAAAGACGGTAAAACAGCTTTATTTGTTGAAGAGATTTATCAGAATATGTTGGACAATGATATATCTGATGGTAAAGTAAGAGCAATAAACTTAGTTAGTTTAACGGATTACTCTAGTGTTTTGGGTGAACCTTTCGATAATTATCTACAAGAATTCTCGCCAGCCGTTACACCATATGTCGTATCAGAACTTAGGGGTACTAACCTTCTTAGACTATTCAGACTTTGGACAATTTCTGACGGAAATACCGCTAACGAAGACATTAAGATCTCAATCACTAATATTAAACCTAGTGAGCGTGAATTCGATATTGAAATTCGTAGATTTAGCGATACTGATGCAAATAAATTTGTATTGGAGCGGTTCTCAAGACTTTCTATGGACCCTAGAGGAAATAACTATATCGCAAGACGTATAGGTACTTTGGATGGTGAATATGCCTCTAATTCTACGTATGTTCTTGTTGAAATGGATGACACGTCTGACACATCAACCACTTTCCCAGCTGGTTTCATAGGTTACCCACAAAGAGACTACAACCAAGTGTCTAATAACGTGGTATTCCCGAATATCACATATAAAAAGACTTATGGTGGATATGAGAATAAACGCAAAGCTTTCTTAGGTTTGTCTAATATAGTTGGTATCGACCAAGATTTCTTTGATTATAAAGGTGTTCCTGATATTAGTGGACTTGATATGTGGACTGGTCTTACAAAAGGCTTCCACATGGATATCAGTGCAACTGGCGCTACCATTGATGGTATTGAAATAGTTATTAACGCTTCAGGTGGCACATATTCTCCAATATTCTTATTCGATACTGGTTGCTGCCCATTCCAAACAGAAGCTGGTATACAAGGTACTGCTTATGAAAAAATCTTCGCAAGAAAATTCACATTCGCACCTTACGGAGGTTTTGATGGTTGGGACGTTTATAGAGATAGACGAACCAATACTGACCCATACTTGATTAACGGAATCGCTGGTCAAGATGGTCTGATTGGTGGTGCTAATGCAACATTTAAAAACCGAGTATTGAGCAATGGTGATGAAGGAATCAACTCAGATTACTACGCTTACCTTGAAGCTATTTGGACATTCAGTAACCCTGAAGCTGTGAACGTTAATGTGTTCGCCACACCAGGCATTGATACTGATGAAAACACCAACCTCATAGAAGAGGCCATCGAAATGATTGAGCAAGATAGAGCTGACTCTTGGTACATCGTAACAACACCTGACCTTAGCGCTTCTGGTGAGATTTTACCCGCAGATGAAATTGTTGATAGGTTGGATGGTCTATATGATTCAAGCTACACGTCAACATACTATCCTTGGATTCAAGTGAATGATACCGAAAACAATGTCTATATTTGGTTACCACCTACTAGAGATGTTGTTAGAAACACTGCTCTTACCGATAATATCGCATTCCCATGGTTCGCGGTAGCTGGTATACAGAGAGGTAACGTTGACGCAATCAAAGCACGTAAAAAACTTACCCTATCTGAACGAGATATCCTTTATGCTGGTAGAGTTAACCCTGTTATTACTTTCGCTTCAGAAGGTATTAAACTTTGGGGTAATAAAACCCTACAAGTTAGAGAGTCCGCTCTTGATAGAATCAACGTAAGACGTCTGCTTTTGCAAGCGCGTAAACTTATCTCTGCTGTAGCTATAAGATTGCTGTTCGAACAGAATGATGACGTTGTTAGAAATCAGTTCTTAAGTTTAGTTAACCCTATCCTAGATAATATTAGGTCTTCAAGAGGTCTTACTGACTTTAGAGTGGTTCTAGTTGATACACCTGAATCAATTGATAGAAATGAGCTTAATGGTAGAATATTTATTAAACCTACAAGATCATTAGAGTTTATCAATATCGAATTTGTCGTCACAAATACAGGGGCTTCATTTGACAACATCTAATAACACATAGGTATATAAAGAAAAAAGCCCAGATTATTCTGGGCTTTTTTCGTATGTGATTGTTCCACAGTCATATATCCGATAGATACCTCTAGATAGCATTATCTCTCTTTCGGTACTATTAGTAGTGTCGAAACCTTCTTTCCTTAACATAGATTTTCTAAAATTAAATCTATGTGCTCGTTTATTATTAACCACATACCAATAATTAGGTTTATTTATCCTTGTTTGGGTGAACCCTAATGTATCGTATATCGACCCTTCGCTCCATCGCCTGTCTGCGTAACTGATTAACTTGATTTGACCGTATGTGTTATAGAAGAATTTTAATAATTTAGACGCACCACCTACCACCGATGTATCGATTTTGTTACAGAATCGACTCAATTCATAGTGTTCGCCTGATGAACCAACACCCAATCTAGGTTTATTGAAATGCATTGATGATACTATCTCACCTTTATGTGTCAGACAGATGTTAATACTCGATTTAACTGAACCTTGCAGGTGATTTTCATTTAAGAATACATCACGCTCAGTATTCGCCATAATACTAAGTTCACAATTTCTAGCGTATATCTTATTATCGGTTACACCCAATATGTTCTTTAACCGTGATTTAACAACATCTTTTTTATATTTCCACTCGTCCTCGAATATGTGGATAAGTCTGATATTTTTAGCTTCGCATAGATTGGTTTTGTTAATATGGTAGTCATCGGATTTATATAATTCAGAATGCCAATATATTCCATCAAATTCTATTGCGATATTTTTTGAGGGTATGTATAAATCTAATTGGTGCGGTGAAATTATGCTTCTACTTGATGTGACGGTATCGTAGTTAAGACTTCTTATAAAATCGTTTAATTCTATTTCATAACTAGATACGCTAGACGTACACTTAGGACAACCGTGACCATTGTTGTGGTCATATACAACCTGTTTAAAACTACCGTGTATCGGACATTCAATATCTATCTTACTATGTGAATTCATATAGTCAGAAAGATTATAATTATATTTATTATTATGTTTAATTTTAAGTTTTGTAATTAAATCATAGGTAGAAACTTTTAACTTTTTACTAACGCTTTCTTTACCACATTTATAGCAACCTTGATTATTTAAGTGTTTAGCTGGTGACTGTTCAAACTCTCCGTGTTCCGAACAAATTATTTTAACTTTTGATTTGGAGCTGATATATTCAACTTTAGTGTAATCATATTTATCATCATGGACTTCTTTAGCTTTAGCTATGAACGTTTCTGTATCATATGTTTTTTTTAACACCCTACTGTTAATCGCACATTTAGGACAACCGTGACCGTTTGTGTGGTGAGATGCTAGTTGTTCAAACTCTCCGTGTTCTGAACACATTATTAGAATTTTAGTACTAGCGTTATAATACTCTGACTTCGAGTAGTCATATTTAGCACCGTGAATCTCTTTTGATTTATTTATGAACGCTTCAGTTGAGTCAATCCGTGGCGCTTGACATTTTGGACAGCCGTTCCACCCTCTTAGATGATTTGACGGTGTTTGTTTGAATGTTTGATTATGTTCAACACACAATATATCAACTTCAGTTGTGCTATTTATATAAAGAATACCGCTATAATCATATTTATCGACATAGTTTTTTTTAGCTTTTTCTATAAAAGTTTCAGTTTTATTTTTTTTCATGTTTTTTTTTCCGTTACTACATATTTACTAACAAAGGTAATAATAAATATCATAAACTAAATAAAAAAATGAGCGACTTACTTATAAAAATGCCACTTCCTTACGAACCGAAAAGGAAAAACCGATTTTTGCTTAGATTCCCTTCGGAATTAGGTATACAAGAGTGGTGGTTGGCGTCAGCAGCGAGACCTACAATTACGCAATCTGACGTTGAGATACCATTCTTAAATACGTCAACATACGTATTGGGTAGGTTCACTTGGGAGACAATCGATGTTACGTTCAGAGACGCTATCGCACCATCAAGTACACAAGCTATTATGGAATGGGTAAGATTGGGTTCTGAATCTGTAACTGGTAGACAAGGGTATGCGGTAGGTTACAAGAAAGATGTTGAATTGGAAATGCTTGACCCAACTGGTGTGGTTATTGAGAAATGGGTTTTACAAGGTACAATGTTGACCACGGTGTCTTTCGGTGACCTCAGCATGGATGATGACGGCATCGCTGAAATCAACGCCACGTTAAGATTTGACAGAGCTATTCTCCTTTGGTAATATTTACAATAATTTGATTCAAACGTAACGTTATTCATATTTGGATAACGTTACGTTTTTTTTATTATATTTGTGGTTATGAACTACGTGGAATTCTTCACCCAAAATAACGCCAACGGTCTTAAGACCAAGGAAACGTATTTATCTGAAACATATCCAGATATATACAAAAATATCGTTTCACATTCTGAGTCCAACTGGTTTAAAGATTTATATTTCAAGGAGAAGATATGGTATTTCATGAACGGAGTGACCGATAAGGTATCTTGTTATCATTGCGGAGCTGATGTTAAATTTAAGGGTACGCTAAATAAGGGCTACGGTAAATTCTGTTCTTTGGGTTGTGCTAATGATAGTGGTATTTTGATTAAACTTCAGAAGGCTGCTATATTTAACAAGTACGGAATTGAGAGTACTAATCAACTTGAGTCTGTTAAGGATAAGAAGAAATTATCGTATATTAAGAATTATGGGGTTGATAACCCTATGAAGTCAGATGTGGTTAAAAAGAAGTTGGTTGATACTGTTATTTCCACATATGGTGTTGACAACCCTATGAAATCTGAAACAGTTAGGGATAAGGTTGTTGAAACTTGTATCGCTCGTTATGGACATGTTAACCCGTTTCAATCTGAAAAGGTGAAAAATAAAATAAAATTAACAAATAACAAAAATTTAGGTGTTGATTACCCTACTCAAGCTGAGTCGGTTAAATCTAAATTGAGAGGAAATTATATCGCTAAACTTAAAGAGCGACACCCCTATATTTTGGGCGTAGATGGAAACATGCTTGAATGCGAATGTGACCGTTGTGGTTTAGCATATGAAATAAGTAGGGTATTACTCAATGAAAGGCATCGTGAAGGTTACTTATTGTGTACTGAATGCAATCCAATAGGTTCTAATTCAGTCAGTGATGCTGAGAAAAAAATAGTGGCGCATATTAGGGGTTTGGGTATCGATGTGATTGAGAATGACACTGAAGTATTGGCTGGTATGGAGCTTGATATTTACATACCTAGTCATAATTTAGCGATAGAATACAATGGTTTATATTGGCATTCTGAGTTATACAAATCGAATGATTACCATTTGAATAAAACGAAACTGTGCGAGGATAAGGGTATTCGTCTCATACATGTATTTGAAGACGAATGGCAATTCAAACAAGATATTGTTAAATCCAGAATAAATAATATTCTTGGTGTAAATAGTCTTAAAATATATGCTAGAAAGTGTGAGATAAAAGAGGTTTCAGTTACTGATGCTAGATTATTTTTGGAAGCTAATCATATACAAGGATTTGCGAAATCAAAGATTAAATTGGGTTTGTATTTTAACGGTGAGTTGGTGTCTTTGATGACATTCGGTCACGGTAGGGTACTTATGGGTGGTAAGGTCAACGAATGGGAACTTGTTAGGTTTTCCAACTGTTTAAATACAACGGTTGTTGGTGGGGCAAGCAAACTTCTTAAAAGCTTTATTAATAAACACCAACCTAAGACTATTATAAGTTACGCTGACAAAAGGTGGAGTCAAGGTGAACTATATAATGTCCTTGGGTTTGTTCACATACATGATAGCATACCAAATTATTGGTACGTGATTAACAATACTAGGGAATACCGTTTTAAATATAGAAAAAGTGAGCTTATCAAAAATGGCTTTAGCGGTGAGTTAAGTGAACGACAAATAATGTCGGATAATAAGAGATATCGCATTTACGATTGTGGTAATATGAGGTTCCAGATGAACCTTTACAATTAATGGTTTTAGTATATCATTAAAAAAACCTTGTTTAAGGCTATTTATTGATATATACCATTGATTATGAACGATTACCACTACTTAACAAAAAAACAGATATATGAGAACTTTGATGTTGAATATATCAGAAAACTTATTGCCTATACTGAGGCTAAGCACCCTATTAGGGTAAAAAATATCGAGACACTAGCTTTATTTGAAGAGTTTGGTGGTGAACAGCCTAAAAATGTTTTGGTTGACGATATTAAAGTCGACAACAAATATAAGATAAACGAAGAGGCTACGATTGAAATTCCAAAAGCTCTATTTGAGGAAATGGTTAGATTCATGAATAATAATAAAGCAAAATAAACAAACATGTCAGATATTAAACCAAATGTATTTCCGTCA